GAAAGCTACGCGAGTGCAGCAGACCTGGTCATGTACGCCGTGAAGTTCGGTGTGACCATACCTGCGGACGAGCCAGCGCAAGAAGCACTGCTTCGCCGGTCCGCCTTGGCGATGGATGGCATGACTTGGAAGGGACGCAAGATGGACAGCGATCAGGCTTTGGCCTGGCCGCGTCGAGGGGTTGAGCTGGACTGCCAGATCAAGCCCGACAACTACCTGCCGGCTCGCATCCAGTACGGCCAGATGGCCTTGGCTGCCGAGATCCATACTGACGATATCGATCCGGTGGAGAAGCGCAAAGGGGCAATCACCCTGGAGCGTGTCGAAGGCGCGGTAACTCGCGAGTACGCGACGATTTCCAATACCAGCGGCCGGCTGTTGCCCGCGGCACCGGATCGCCCGAGCGCCACCCAGTTTGCCGACTATTTGCAGCGGCGTGGATTGTTTGCAGTAAGGGCCTGATCAAAGGCCCAAATCTTTCTCGAGAAGTTCGACCTTAAAAACGTCTACCAATGAAGGAAGGCGGCTGACCTCGATCGCATCTACGATGGCGGATAGATCATCGCCATTGAAGCCCGGTTTGATTGGTATCAACTTATCCACCAAGTCCTCGTAAACCTCGCTGCCCCTTGTTCCGTCGAGCACTTTCTTGATCCTTGTCCGCAGTGAAAGTTTCTTCGGCACGGTCAATGGATCCTCGGTGGCTATGGCTGTTTTCACATCGCGAATACCTTCACGTAAGTATTCAGCTTTTTCTACGTTGTTCATCTCTAATCCTTAAGGGTGTCCAAATGGCGTTTTACAACGAAATGGCGTTGCTAGCGCTGGAGATGATCTCAGAATTCGGCCAGTCCGTGACCATCTGTGCAACAACCGTCGGCGAGTACGATCCGGAAACCGGTTCCACGCCACCCAACACTGTGATCGATCAGACTGTCCAAGGCATGCTGATCGATTTCACCGGCCAAGAATTCCAGAACAACAGCCTCATCAAGCAGGGCGACAAGAAGCTCAAGATCGCTGCGCAGGGGCTTGATTGGGTTCCGGGTCTGTTGAACAAAGTGATCGTCCAAGGTCGCACCTGGTCAATCGTCCCGCCGCTGAAAGAGATCAACCCAGCCGGCACGCCGATTCTCTACGAATTGCAGGTGCGGTCATGAGCCGCGCCGGAGCAGGCCAGTCTGGCAGCTTCGCGCTGAGCCTTGCTGAGTTCGCCGCCCAAGCCACAGAAGCCATTGACGCCAGCCTGCGCGAGATCATCATCGAAGTCGGCAGCAGCGTTATCCGCATGTCGCCAGTGGGGAATCCCGAGATCTGGGCACAGAACGCCGTGGCCAGCCAATACAACAAGGCCGTGGACGATCACAACGGCGATCTGCGCAGCGATCCCACCAACCTGACTAAGGCGGGCCGACTCAAGCCAGGGCGAAAGCTGAACGATGGCATGGATATCGTTGCCCCTGAAGGCTACGTCGGCGGGCGGTTCCGAGCGAATTGGCACCTCTCGATCGATGTAGTGGAGAACGTGACTTTTGACGAGGTTGATCCGGGCGGGCAAGCAACAATCGCTGCATTGGTTTCGGCTGTCAGCGACTTCACTGCCGGACAGACTGCCTATCTCATCAACAACCTGCCGTATGCGATTCCATTGGAATACGGGCACTCAAAGCAGGCCCCCGCTGGCATGGTCCGCATCACCGTAGCCCGCTTCCAGCAGATTGTGCTGGAGGCCATCAGGAACAACCAGGTATGAGCCACAAAATCATCCGATCCGTGCTTGAGGGGCGACTGAAGGCATGGGCGGCCGCGCGCAGTCCTGCGTTGCGCATCGCTTACCAGAATGTCGCTTTCACGCCGACAGCGAACGAAATCTACCTTCGTGCGTTCGCGCTTCCCGCAGGCACCAGCAGTAACGATCTTGCGGGAGTGCACCGGCTTTACACCGGCGTATTCCAGATCACGATCGTGACGCCCGTTGGTGGCGGGCCTGGCGCAGCGGAGACGCTGGCCGACGAACTCGCAGCTCTTTACCCGCTGAACGATCAACTGACTAAGGAAGGCTTCAGCGTCAAGGTGATGACCCCGGTCGAGCAAGGCCCTGAGCAGCAGGAGGACACAGCATTCGCTTTGCCGGTGTCGTTCCAGTACCGAGCCGACACCTTCTAATTCGCCCGTTGGGCAAACCCTGAACCCGCCATTGAGCGGGTTTTGTCATTTCTGCAAAGAGGAAAAACCAATGGGCTACAAACTCCCGAATGGCGCGACGTTCGAGCATGCTGCTACCTACGCCGCTCCGCTCGCATTCTCGGCCATCTCCAACGCAGCTGAAGCCATCTGCACCACTGTCGGTGCCACGCTGGTGACCGGCGACATCGTTCAGCTCACTTCTGGTTGGACTCCGCTTAACGGCAAAGTGGTCCGCGTGAAAACCGCGACCGCGACCGCGATCACCCTGGAAGCGATCGACACCACCAGCACCCAGATCTTTCCTGCTGGCTCAGGCGCGGGCACGCTGACGAAGGTGCTGACCTGGGCTCAAATCCCTCAGATCACCGATGTGGCCTTCTCCGGCGGTGAGCAGAACTACGCCGACATCGTCTTCCTTGAAGACCAGCAAGGCCGACAGCTGCCGACCGACAAGTCCGCCGCCAGCATGGTGCTGACTGTCGCCGACGACCCGTCTCTGCCTTATGTGGCCGTCGTTACGGCCGCCGATTCCGCGAAGTCTATGCAAGCCGCTCGCCTGAACCTGCCAGGTACCGACAAGTTGTATTACGGCGCCTACACCTCGTTCTCTCTGCAGCCGACGGTCTCCCGCAACAACCTGCTTACTCGCACCGTCTCCCTGGCGCTGCAAGCAGCACCTACCCGCTACCTGTCGTAAGGAATCCTCATGGCAAAGTTTTCCATCGCGCCAAAACCGACGTTCACCGTTGATGTTTCCATTCCGCAGGTTGGCGGTAAGCCGGCAATGGTGCCGTTCACGTTCAAATACCGCGACCGTACGGCGCTTGCTGAGCTGTTTGACTCATGGAAGGAAAAGACGGAGGCCATCGGCGAGCGCTTCAAGGGTTCGCAGCCCTCTCTTTCCGAAGTAACCGCGGCCGAAGTCGAGCAGGGCGCTGATCAAATCAAAGACTTGGTCGTGTCGTGGGGCTTCGACGATGAACTCAACGACGAGTCGATCACTGCCTTGGTGAAAAGCTGCATTGGTGTTGCTGACGCGGTGGTTAAGGCCTACAGCGAAGCCTTTGGGAGGGCTCGACTGGGAAACTAATCGCCGCCGCTCGTGCGCTATACGAGCCTTCAAGTTCGGCCGAACAGTTGGCCTTGTTCGGACTATCTCCGGACGACTATGACGAGACTTTCGAAGTCTGGCCGGACAACTGGAAGGCGTTCCTCGTCATGGATTCTATGGGGACTCAGTGGCGTACGGGCGCATGCGGCGCAACTGGCCTCGATTACGGCGTCCTGCCGAATGTAATGCGACTCGTCGGCGTGCCGGTGAAGGATCGCCCCGGCGTGTTTCAGGACATCCGCGTAATGGAATCGGAGGCCATCGCAGTCATGGCCGAAGCCCGTGACAACAGCCCGTGAAGACGGGCACTTATTCAAGGTGAGTCGATGAACATTGCAGAACTCGGCATCAAGGTCGACTCCGCTGATGCTGCCCATGCTGCGACCGATCTCGACAAGCTGACCAAGTCTGGTGAGCGTGCAGAGCAATCTGCCGTCGGCCTGATGAAAGAGATGGAGGCGCTGGAGAAGTCGCTGTCGAAAGGCGCGACCACCACGCAGGAGCTGGCCAAGCAACGTGACAGCCTGGCGAAGCTGACCCAGACCGGCGCTTATGGCGAGGCAGAATTTACCAAGATCACCGCGCAGCTCGATAAGCAGCAATTGGCGTTGGCCAAGTCGACCCTGGATGAGCAGAAGGCGCTGAACAGCCTGCTCGGGGCAATCGATCCAGCTCGCGCATCAATGGCGAAGCTGGACACTCAGGTCGAGCAGTTGGGCAAGCACCTCGATGCCGGCCGTATCAGCCAGGATCAGTACAACTCCTCGCTGAGTAAA